TCTATTTGTTTATCGAACTCAAGACCATTTAAATTTTGGATTATCACCAATTCCTGATGGTGATTTTTATACAGTCGAATATGAATACTTTAAGACTCATACTGATTTATCAGCTTATACAGATGTATTAGATTTACCTGACAGATATGCTGATGTTGTTGTCAATAGAGCAAAGTATTATTTATACAAGTGACGAAATGATGTTCCAATGGCAAACATTGCTAATGCTGAATATGAAGCAGGAGTAGAAAGAATACGGGTAGAGATGTTGAATAGACAAGATTATATGAAAGATACTAGAGTTAATTTAAACACTACTTCTCGTACAACTAGTAATACCTCAGTATTAACTTTTACATAAGATGTCAGATTTACAACCTTTTACAACGAGTATTGGTGGTGGATTAGTACAAAACAAAGATGTCTTCTCCATGAATCCTGGAGAGGCTTTAGAGTTAACAAACTTTGAACCTGATATTGAAGGTGGATATAAAAAAATATTAGGTACGACTTTATTCAATGATAATATTGTACCTCAAGTAGCATCATCAAGTGAACGTGTAGTTATGTCTGCCGTATTTAATGATGTTGTTTTAGGAGCAAGAGGTGGTAGTATTCATCGTGCTTCTAGTGGTAGTGGTTCATGGACTTCTTTAATTACAGGATTAGGAACTCCTACACAAAACTATGAGTTTAGAAAATTTAACTTTGATGGCACAGATAAAATTGTTATTTGTTCAGCAACATCAACACCAAGAATAGTAAACTCTAGTTATAGTGTTACTAATGTTAATGCTACAGGTAGTGCTAACTTTAAGTTTGTAGAAATATTTAAGAATCATATTTTCTTTTCAGGCGATTCTAATAATAAACAATCTGTTAAGTTTATGCCCCCATTTGGTACAAATGATTTTGATACAGCAAACGGTGCAGGTGAAATACGAGTAGACTCTACAGTTACAGGTCTTAAAGTTTTCCGTGAAAGTTTATTTATTTTTTGTACTGATGAAATATTTAAATTAGTAGGAAACTCTTATGCAGATTTTCAACTACAACCTGTTACTCGAAAGATTGGATGTCGAGATGGTAGAAGTATTCAAGAATTTGCAGGTGATATTATATTCTTAGGGCCTGATGGATTAAGAACAATCGCAGGTACAGACAGAATTGGTGACGTTGAATTGGGAACTATTTCTAAACAAATACAAGAAGAAATAGATAACATTACGACACATAATATTAATTCACTTGTAATTAGAGATAAATCACAGTATAGAATATTTTATCCTACAAGTGATGCACAAAATGAAAATGCATCTATCGGATTAATTGCTGTTATTAAATCTAATCCTAATACAGGACAATTAGGTTTTGAATATTCTAAAATACAAGGATTAAAAGTTTCAAGCTGTGATTCTGATTTTATTAGTAATAATGAAACTGTTGTATCAGGCGGATATGATGGTTATATTTATCAACAAGAATCAGGAAATGTATTTACAAGAATAACAAGTAGTAATACAATTAATGCATTTTATCGTACACCTGACTTAACAATGGGAGACCCAGGTGTTAGAAAAAGTATGCAACGAGTTATTTGGAACTATGAGAATGAAGGTAATGTAGATGCTAATTTTAAATTACGTTATGATTTTGATAGTTCGAGTATTCCACAACCAGCGGCCTACACCTTATCTACAGGAGCAGGTATTGCTGTTTATGGTCTAGCTGTATCCACATATGGTACAGCAGTTTATGGTTCATCAGGTTCAAACTTAGTAAGACAATCTGTCGAAGGTAGTGGATTTACAGTCGCACTAAGAGTAGAAGAAACATCTACGAATCAACCAATATCATTTAAAGGATATCAATTAGAATTTATACCTGGAGGTAGAAGATAAAATGGGAGCAACGTATACAAGACAAGAATCCAGTAATATTACTGACGGTTCCGTTATTGAGGCGACACACTTTAATAACGAGTTCAATCAGTTAGAAGCAGCTTTTGCTGCATCTACTGGACATAGCCACGATGGTACTACAGCAGAGGGAGCATATGTTCCTCTTATTGCTGATAGTGATGCATTAAATAAAATACTCGTAGACACATCAAACAATAGATTTGGTGTATTCACAGAAGTAGGTGGTGTTGCTACAGAACAGTTCAGATTTCAAGATGGTGCTATTGTTCCCGTCACCGATAATGATATTGATTTAGGTACTGCTTCTTTAGAATTTAAAGATGGTTATTTTGATGGTGTAGTATATACAGATAGCCTAGCCTTACCTACAACAACTATTACTGATATTCTTGATGAAGATAACATGGCTTCTGATAGTGCAACAGCTTTAGCCACACAACAATCAATCAAAGCCTACGTTGATGCTCAAGTTACTGCTCAAGACTTAGACTTCCAAGCAGATAGTGGTGGTGCTTTAAATATTGACTTAGATTCTGAGACCTTGACATTTACAGGTGGTACGGGTATTGATACAAGTGGTAGTGGTAATGCTGTAACTTTTGCTATTGATTCAACTGTAACCACTTTAACAGGTACACAAACACTTACTAATAAAACTTTAACAACACCTACCATTGCATCGATTGTTAATACAGGAACTTTAACACTTCCTACTTCAACAGATACATTAGTAGGCAGAGCAACTACAGATACACTAACAAATAAAACACTAACTTCTGCAGTATTAAACGGAACAATATCAGGAACATCCATTAAAGATGAAGATGATATGTCCTCTGACTCTGCATCTCATTTAGCGACACAACAATCTATTAAAGCGTATGTTGACAGCCAAGTTACTGCCCAAGACTTAGACTTCCAAGGAGATAGTGGTGGAGCATTGTCTATTGACTTAGATAGTGAAACATTAACGGTTGCAGGTGGAACAGGTATTGACACTTCTGGTTCAGGAAACACTTTGACAGTAGCCATTGACTCAACTGTAGCTACTCTTACTGGCACACAAACTTTAACTAATAAAACAATTGATAGTGCATCAAATACTTTAACTTTAGATTTATCAGAAGGTACATTAACAGGTACAACAGCCGAGTTTAATACAGCTTTATCTGATGGAAGTTTTGCTACTCTTGCAGGAACTGAGACACTAACCAATAAAACAATCGATGTTGATAATAATACTGTTACTAACATTGAAGTCGATAATCTTAAATCAGGAGTACTGGATACAGATTTAACTTCTGTTTCAGCCAGTGATGATACTTTAGCATCAGCCAAAGCAATTAAGACTTATGTAGATAGTCAAGTCACAGCACAGGATTTAGATTTCCAAGGTGACTCAGGTGGTGCGTTAAGTATCGATTTAGACTCTGAGACACTTACTGTCGCAGGTGGAACTGGTATTGATACTTCAGGCTCTGGAAATACCTTAACTGTGGCTATCGACTCTACAGTCGCTACACTAACAGGTAGTCAAACATTAACAAACAAAACACTTACTTCACCTGTTCTTAATGGCACATTATCAGGTACAGCTTTCCTTGATGAGGATAATATGGCCTCTGATAGTGCTACTGCTGTGGCTTCTCAACAGTCTATTAAGGCATACGTTGACTCACAGGTAACAGCCCAAGACCTTGATTTCCAAGGTGATTCAGGGGGTGCATTATCCATTGACTTGGATTCAGAGACTTTCACCATTGCAGGTGGTACAGGTATTGATACCACAGGCTCTGGAAACACATTAAGCGTAGCTATTGATAATACTGTAGCTACTAAAGGATTTGCTATAGCCATGGCCGTAGCACTTTAATCATGAAAATGCTTGACAAATTTTCAAATAACATTATAATATATAAGGTATAGGGGGAATAAATGGCACAGGATTTCGAAAAAGCAGTAGGATTAAACGTAGGTACTTCACCTGCAACTATCCTTACATCCGATTCCGATGACGCAGTTATTGGTGTCAGACTATCTAATATCCTCACTTCTGCAATTAACGTCAGTGTATATATTACACATAATGATGGTGGTGGTGATGATAACTACTATCTCATTAAAGACGCATCCATTCCACCCGCTTCTGCTTTAGAAGTGATTCAAGGTGGTAGTAAGGTGGTTATGCAAAGTGGAGATGATTTAGTGGTAGTCTCAGACACAGCATCATCATGTGATGTATGGTGTTCATATATTGATACAATTTCAGCATAAGGAGTAAAGAAGGAAATACATTATGGCAGAACAGAATAATAATTTTTATATAGGTGATGCACCTGCTAGTGAGTCTATTTTTACTCATGCTCAAACAATGGATAAAAAAATGGTTATTGAATCAGCAGTCCTTGCTGGTCCAGTCACCTTTGCTAATACCGTCACCGTTACAGGAACATTGGTAATCGTATAATGTCACAATTAGAAGTAGATAAAATAATCCCCCAATCAGGAACAACCCTCACCATTGGTGACAGTGGAGATACAATTACATTTGCTGATGGTGCAGTAATAGGTATTGACACAGATACTCTTTATATTGATTCAACTAACAATCGTGTAGGGATTGGTACAAATAGTCCATCTTATAAATTAGATGTAGGTGGTGATATTAGAGTGGGTGTTTCTCAAGCACCTAGAGTTATTCTTATGGATGTATCATATGAGAATAGTTCATTTGCTATTAAAAGTAATAATGGAAATTTTAGCATTGATTCAGTTAATTCTTCTGGAACATTTCAAGCATCACCATTAATTATAGAAACTACTTCTTCAGAAGCTATGCGTATTGACAGCTCTGGTAATGTCGGTATTGGTACAAGTAGTCCAAGTAGAACACTTCATATAAATTCAACTGGCACAAACACAGGTGGTATTTATCTTTATTCAAATGCTATACACACAGGCACAGATACTCAATCATTATTATCTGTAAGAAGTGATAATGCTTCATCAACAGGAACAGTTGTTGATATAAGAGGAGATGGAACTGGTGATATTTTAAATGTTAAAGACTCAACTAATACAGCATTAATAGTTAAAGATGGTGGTAATGTAGGTATTGGTACAAGTAGTCCTACA